AAGAATTGAAAACCTCAAAACTGACCACACAACTGACCACACATTTCGTTGAAGCTCTACGAACAACGACGAACAATAACAAACAAAAGGGAAATTTGCTGGCGGTTTTGCTTAACCGTTATCATTTTCCGGCTATCCGCCATGAAGCTGGTGGATGTTTTTTCTATGCAGATTTGCATAGTTTCAAATGGGGTTGGTCGTTATGGGAATTCCCATATCGGCATCACGCCCACCAGCGTGAAGTATTTTTGTAATTTCGCGGGTGTAAAAATTTGACGAGGCGGGCGGTCCCATAAGCAATAGGTTGTAGGGATTTCGATCCCCCTCCTGAATGCAATTTTTCGTATATATATATACAAAACAGTGCGGGTTATGCGGGTTAGCGGGTTATCTTCGCGTGCTAAGTATTTTTTATTCTTTAATATCAATGCCTTAAAAAATAGCGTGTTTAAATATTATCCAAATCGTAACCCGCAAGTCATTCAAAATAACCCGCAAACACCCCCCAAATAACCCGCAAACGCATCAGGAAAGTGGGTCCAGTGATGCCACCGAACGGCTGAATCGGGTAACGTTCTGTTGCCTGGTTGTTGTTTGCGGGTCAGCAATACTGACGCGCAAAGTTAGTTGTATGTGGCTGTGCGTCCACCAGCTACGCCGGAATGGGGTATTCCGTTTCAACGGAACCGGTATGACGAACATGATCGCACCTTCTCCCGAAAACGGTGCGACCTCCATAGAGGAAATGCCTATTCAGATCCCCGGTGATTTTCACCATTCAGAATCTGGAGGGTGAGTTTTCCAGTTTTCCCCAATGGGGGATTCTGGAACAATCAACGGGTTAGCGATTAAGCTGGCGAGTAATTAAACTGCGAAAATTTCGTAGTTTGTGACTATCTGAAAGATAGTCGGTTGTTCCGGCCTCAGCCGTTGGCTGTTCCCGAAAATATCAGTCAGTTACGTTAACCGCTGATTTCTGCCTTTGGTGTGAATACCGTCACTTTAACCTACGGTAATCGTTCTGCCTCGGTGCGCGTCTCTTCCGTGGTCATTTCGACCATGCACCACACGAAAAGGTGGAGTGTTTATCACCTCCCCTTCGTGGTGATTTCCACCATGCAGCCATCACACCGCCACGCAAAAGGGATTTACCACTACCAGCTATATCCCTCAAATCCACCAATGGTGGAAAAGCCCACAGCAGGCCGCCCAGCCTCCCCCAATGGGGGATTGTGGAAGAATCAACGGGTTAGGCTGGTTTCCCCGATGTTCGCCGCTGGCGAATTTCGAAAATATCAACCAGTTACCGCCGCAACCGCTCCGGCTTCTTCCACTGGTAAGTCTTTTTCTCGCTCTCCCGGTACATCTGCACGCGGCGACGGTAGGCCAGCAACTCGAGAACTCTGGTACGTATATCGCGCATATCCACGCCGCTAAGCTCGATACCGTCACGGCGCATCACCTCAGCCACCACACGCGCGTAATTTTCGGCTATCACGCTGTCCGGCTGCGTGACCTCCTGTTTGCCTGCTGCCTGGCTGATTCCGGTAACGCGGCGGATTATTTTTAGTAGTTCGGTTTCGCTCATTCTCGTCATACCCCATCAAACGCCGCAAGCCGCTCTTTGTGGCTGTCGCTCATATCGAATGCAAAATCCTCGTGCTCTGCCTGGAATGTGCCAAACGCCATCAGCGCCGCAACGCTCGGGTCTATCTTGTTGGATGATTTTTTCTTGTTCGGCTTGATATTGGCGTTTGCGTCACTCTGCATCACAACATTACTCATTGACCAGGCCAGCACCGGATCACCACGATGCACAATCACCTTCCGGTTAACAAAAACTTCGAACGATTTCGCCGCCGGACTGAAACGAAGGTATGTTTGCGGGAACGGCTCCACCTCAAATCCTGCCCCCTGTAGCTGCGTCCTCAGGTGCGTGGCGTTCCATGTATCGAAGCCCACCAGCCTGATATTGAAATTCTCTGCATCCGCCATGATGTCATCACGGATACGGTCATAATCAATGCAGTCACCCGGTGTTGTGCGTATCCAGCCCGCCTTTACCCACTGGCGATAGATGGCGCGGTTTTTATTGGCGGGGTTCTGTAGCTGAAATTCCGGCAGATAGTGACGGGAAACCAGCATAATCTTTTTACCGACCGGAAAGGCATAGCACACGCTGGAAATATCGCTGGTTGATGATAAGTCCAGCCCCGCGTAGCACTCCTGCCCGTATAAATCCGCCTCCGCGAACGTTCCGGCGCACTCCGCCCATGCACCGTTACCCATCCACGGCGTAGCCCCCTGACACCAGATATTGAATCGCTTGGTGAGCATTTCCACCCACTGCGACGGAATACCCCGCGCTTTCTGGATGGTTGAGGCCAGTTTTTCACGATCGACGGAAACATCGATATTGGGATTCGCCTTTATCCACATCGCCGGATCGTCAACCTCGCTTTCATCATCCAGCTCGTAAATCAGCACGAACATGGATTCGTTCACCTCTTCACCATCCAGTATCTGGCAGCAATAGTCGTAGTGTTGTTTACAGGCTGAAACAACGTTGCTCCCCGATGTGGTGATGGCAAATAATAATCCCTCCGGACGCGCCCCCATTCCCAGTTCAAGCGCGGAATAAACCCCGTTGTCAGGGTGCAGGTGATATTCATCCACAATGGCAAGACTCGGGTTTGTACCTTCAATGGTTGCCGCTTTTGCTGCCAGTGGCTTTAACAGGCTGTTGGTTTTCGGGTGTATCACCTTGTGTGCCTGAATATTTACCCGTTTTCGTAACGGTCGGGATAAAAGGCACATCTGACGCGCATCATCAAACACGATCCGCGCCTGATCACGACTCACGGCGGCGGTGTAAATATCCTGCTGCCCGTTTTCCATAACCAGAAACCAGTTAGCCAGGATAGCAGCGACCGTGGATTTGGCATTTTTTCGCGGTACTTCAATGAATGCGCTGGTGTATTTGCGCCGTCCGGTGGCCTTAACCTTAAAGCCCAGGATGCACGCAAAGGCGAACTGCTGCCACGGCTCCAGCTCAATGGGGCTACCGCGCATTGCGCCTTTTACGTGCGGGCACACCCTGGAAAAGGCAATAAACCGCTCCACGACCTCCGGATCGAACGTGTAAAGGGGGTTTTCAAGGTCAGAAAAATACCGTTTAACGGCCTGTTTCAGTCGTTTACAGGCCGTAATTTTGCCGTTTTTTACGCCTTCTGCGTACTCATGCCAGGCGGTCAAGCTCGTCCTCTTCCTCTGTTTCAGGTGGATTTCTGCGGCGGCTTACCGGGTCAAAACCCAGCAAAGAAGCCATTTTGATCATTATTCTTTCTGCGTCAGCCTTTGCGCTCAGGGCGGGGTTTCTGCTCTCGCTGCCCTGACTGTTAACAATGCTGAACCCGCGCGTGGCAAGGTCTTCGACGGCTTTGCGGTATATGGAGTAGTTAACGCAATACAGCTCCAGATTGCTCCAGTCGGCGGGGGTAAGGTCTTCCCGTCCGGAAAGCTGGCGCGATTTTTCCTTCCACTGCCTGACCGCGATTTCATCCAGGTAAGCGGGGGCTTTTGGTGGTCTTGCCATGTTCTTTTTTCGCCCAATTATTTTCAAAAAAATTCCCGTGCACAAAAATTTGAGGGGGCGGTCGGTGTCCGGCAGGGACGGTTTCGTCCTGAAAACCACCCCCACCCCCTCTGACGGCCTCACCAGCGATTGCGAAAACATTCCATGACCTCGCGGTCACGGTCGGTTAATCGCTTCGCTGTGGTGCGTTTTGTGCGCCCTGTCCTGTTGGCTTTGTGCTCTGTCTCCTGTGTCTTCCATGTGTCACGCTGCCTTATCAGTCCACGTATCAGCCTGGTTTGCTCCTGTTCAGTCATCATCGCCATACATCCAGTCGTTACGGTGTGCCGCCCGTTCTTCCTGCTCGCGATACATGCCCGCTTTACGGTTTGCTTTCGTGGCTGGATCTTCCCGTGTCGTCTTACGGTTGTGGCACGTCTGGCACAATGCCTGGTGATTCCACTCAGGCCAGAAGAGAACATCACCGCCGCCATTGATGGGAATGATGTGATCCACCACAAGAGCTGGCGTATAAATCCCCTTAGCCAGACAACGCACGCATAACGGGTTTTTGCTCAGGTACAGGGCGCGGTATTTGTCCCACTGTCGGGAATACCCGCGCGCGCGGCGGTGTCCCCGTCTGGCATCCTCTGCACGCCATGCAGCCCGCCTGTGCTCTTCACACTTGCCGGACTTCACGCGCTTATTACAGCCAGGCTCAGTGCATCGCCTTAATGGTTGCCACGGCATCAGTACACCCCTACGTCACGATAAACTGACCAGAGCGCAGAAATAGCCATAGGCAGTTCCGAGTGCTCCACTGGTGAAACCGCTTCCCGGTTCTCGTACAGGAAAGCGATGTACATCAGGCAACCAACACGCATTGCCGGGGTAAATTCCAGCCCGTCTTCAAAACGTTTCCCGATATGCTTCTGGCAGGCTTCCAGCGCCGCATCGGTATACATTTTCAGAAGTTCGCCTTCACCGGATAAATCATCATCAAGTCGAAGATGTGCCCTGACTTCATCAGGTGTAATTCTGGCTTCACTCATCTTTTCTCCCTTTAATTTCCACAGTCTGTTTCCATGCCTGGCTGAACTCATCACCACCTTCACGCGGCGGCATACCCTCACGCTCACGGGCTTCGTTCGGATTCATGATCCCGTTCTTAATCCCTTTCTCATACGTGGCATAACGTTCGGTGGGTGTGGCGCGTAATAAATCGGCTGAATCAAACTCAACCAGATAACGGGTACCAGGTACGGGAGAAGCCACCAGCAAAGCGGCCTTGATTTGCTGTTCGAAGTTCGCCAGCCACGGGCGCATTGTCATGGTCAGAAACGCGCGGCTTGCCTCGCTGAAATTGCTGTAGGTGCTGTTGCTGTATTCCTGCAGAAAAATCGGCGACACGTTGAACATCCTGGCGATGTCTTCAATGGAGAAGCGACGGGAGGCCAGCCATTCCGCATCCTGGTTACTCATTCCCAGTTGCTTGTAATCCATGCCCCCTTCAAGGATTGGCGTTTTTCCGGCATTTTTCGCCCCCTTGTAGCGTTCCAGGGCGTCTAATGCCTGTTTACCTTTCACACCGTCCAGCCATTCGCCTGACGTGATAATCCCTGCCGCCATCATGCCATCTTTCATAATGCTGGCTCCGTGACGCTGTTGAGCAAGGCCAAGCCCCAGCGCCTCACGGCAAATCGTGACGGGGGAACGCCCCAGAAAGCCATCATCCGAGGCATAGCGGAGATGCAGAACTTCTTCCTGTAAATACGTGCGCACCGTTCCTGTACAGGGTTCGGTGATGGTATAGCGGTATTTGTGTGCGCCTGTGCGTTCCGGTACAACACACCCCGGCGCATAAGGATGAAGTGATTTTGGCTGCCCGTCCTGCCCCCACTCAATAACCGCATAGGCGTTACCGTTCAGCAGGCAGTGACGCATCATTGTGCGTTTAAACTGGTAAGGTGTCTGGCACGAATTAGGCTGCTCATTCAGCAGAATATCTACCGGGTGACTGTCCAGCCATTCCCGCGCCTCCCTGCCCTTGTCATTACGTACCAGATACAGATAACACGGCATCGTGGCCACCGCCTCAGCGATGACAGAAACCGCATTCATCACTGCAGGCAATGATTCAGCCGTCCCGGCAGAAACATATTCTCCGGATCCGGTATTCGGTACGCCGGACAGCGCCAGAAAATCATCAATGGACAGGTTACGCTGCTCGCTTTTTTTACGACTAAAAGGCCACCACATATCACAACCCCGCCAGCTCAGACCAGCGATGACGATTATTTCCTGTCGGACGTAATTCAGGGTGCTGTGCAAACAACGAACGGTGGGCAATCTCCACGCCAGATTCTGGATAAGCAGGCATCGACGTTATTGTGATTTCACGGAGTTCAGCGGCGGTTACGGTACGCAGATACGGTTTTTGCGCGATACTCCACTCCTCGCATAATGCGCGAAAACCAAAGCTCATTCCTGTAATGTCGCCACGCTCCACCAGCGTAAGCACATCTTTTCCAAGCTGGGTATCCGGCGGTGTCAGTTCAAAACGTAACCCGGTGTTATCCTCAGTCAGTACCAGAGTGCCGGATTTGGTGCGCCCCAGCAGTTGGGTATAGTCATGCTCATACAGGCAGCGCACATCATTACCCGTCGCCAGATAGTCAGCAAAAGCCCCCGGCGTGAACTGTTCGCGGAATTCGTCCCAGATAATTTCTGAAAGGCTGTTCCAGCGAACGGCATACCCCACCAGCTTTTTATTGCTGGCGGTCAGTTCAGATGTGCGGATTTCAAAATCGGTATTTTTCATCGGTATACTCCATAAAGCTGAAAAAGGAGGCCGAAGCCTCCTCCTTACTCATGACTAGCCAGCTTTCATTTCCAGAATTTTGATGGCGTTTGAATCCACCACACCACCGCCCAGATATTTATCCGTGTGGACCTTGTAGAATCCGGGTTCAGTAATGTTGTCCGGTCGGGTGCGAATCCCTGTTACATGATCAACGATGAAATAACCACGACTGAAATCGCCAACCGCTAGCGGTGCTTTTCCTGCGCCGATGTCCGGCATGGACTCCAGGCAGTAAACAGGACGACCAAGCAACATATCCGGCGCACCTTCTTTAAGGCTGTCGCGCCAGATATAATCGCCGTTCTCATTTTTCAGCTTCTGTAGTGTCCCTGCCGTGCCCGAGTTCATCACCCAGACGGCATTTTTGCGGTATTTCGCTTTCAGCTTGTAGAGAATGTCGATCAGTTCGTCCGCTGTAATGGCGGTTCCACTTGCCGCTACCATTTTTTCAATGGTGCCAAAAGCGCGGGTTTTGTCACTGGTCGCCGCACGGGTGTAAGCCATGAAGCCTTTCGGCTTGCCGTTACCGTCGCCATTAACAAAATCATCCTCTTCGGTGCTGACGAACGTGTCGGCAATTTCGGAGGATAACCAGCCCAGAATATCCACCTCTGAAAAATCCAGGATTTCCTGCGTGGTTTTCGGGTAGGCGTAGATCGGATTCAGCTTGATGGTTACGCGTTCAATTTTCGGGGTGTTGGTTTCACTGCGTGCGCTGCCTTCTGTGCCTCGTCCTACAGTTGCGCCGCCAGTGGAAACCAGTTTCTGAAACTCATTTGATTTTGCGGTCTTCACGGTCGCGATCACGCGCATAACACTGTCATCCTGTAGCTGGCGCATGACTTCGCGATCGAGCTCAGGAATTACGGTATATCCGCCATCCCTGCCGCTGTCAGTGCTGGTGGACAGTGATCGCACATCTCCGGTTACGATGTAGTTACGCAATTCATCAGATGATAATTTCTGGATGCCCGTTCCTGGCTTGCTGCGTTCTTCATCAGCCACAGACTCGAGGCGGGAAATTTCTGTGTCGAGAGAATCGGCTTTTGCACGCAGTTCATCAAACTGTTTGCCCTCGTCATCGTTCAGGCTGCGGTTTTCACTGTCGGCTTTTTCCAGCAGGGATCGCATCTGGTTTTTCAGGGCGGTTTTTTGCTGGCGGAGTTCGATTAATTTCTTCATGAAGGTTTTCTCGTATTGGTTAAGATTCAGGACGTGAAACCAACACGGAGGGAGCGCCGCCCGACACTCTCGGCATCTCGCAGATCAACCCGGCATCGCGCAGGGGGTCAGGCGGCATTGTGGCGGCTCACGTCTGAGTGCCACACGCCAACATATACATAAAAATCAGTATGTAAACATCAGCCAGAATCACCGAACAATCTGGAACAACCGCGAACAAATAATTTACAAAACCTGAAAAAAAGACCCGGGGTAAATCCGGGCCTTTATCGCTTTACTGTTTCACGGGATCGCGCATTCTGCGCCTTATTTTCCACAAATATTCGATCATCGCTTCCACCTGCTCACGGTTGGTTGCGAAAATTTCCCCGGTCAGTGAGCTGCGCAGAAAATCATGATGATCCACAACAAATAACGCATCGGAAGAAAGCAGACGGCGATATTTTTTTGCTGTCGTGGTTTCCAGATCATCAATACCATGAAACTTTTTATGTTGCTGAACTTCTTCAAATGTCACTGGCATGTATCCCCCTGTTATCGCTAAAAGGGTATGTTATCCCCGTATGGATCATCATTCCCCGCCTGTTGCTTAGCCCTATTTAGAGCGTCAGTAGCCTGGCCCTGCTGGCCTTTTTTGCCACCAGGTCGCGCCGTTCTGGCACTGATTACGCTGTCTGCGATAACCTGCCAGCCCTGCCGCGTTTCCCCGTTCTGGCCTGTCCACTGGCTTACCTGCATGTTACCCGCCACGCTCACCAGCTCGCCTTTGTGGTGTTTTGCCAGTGCGTCGGCCTGTCTGCCAAACGCCAGAACGGATAACCACATCGTCGCCTGTCCGTCATCTGCCTGATTGCACGGCAGGGGGACAGCCATGCTTGCCATAGCCATTTGTGTGCCCTTGCTGGTGGTCTTTAACTGCGGGTCAGCCACCAGCCGCCCGTAAGCTGCTATCTGTGCTGTCATGCTGTCTGTTCTCCGGTTTTAACGTTGATAGTTACGCTTGTTTACACCCTTACGGTGAAATTCTGCGGGTTATAATCGCACTTTTGCGGGTTATAACTGCCGTTTTGCGGGTTACGTGCGGGTTATTGATTTCCTTTTTATTCATACAGTTAATGCACTTACACACAGGATAACCCGCATAACCCGCAACTTTTCACCTCACACAGGGGAGTTAATCTTCTGCCTCAGGCTGGAACATCATCACGTAAAAAACATGCTGCTTACCCCCAATTTTGCCGAGCGCCTTTTTCTTGTAACGGCGATCGTTACCCGCTTCCAGCATTCCGGCAGCACTCAACGCGCGGGCAAAGTGGGATGGGTTAAATCCCTGTGCGATCTCCCCCTCAAACACATGAGGAAACGTGTAAAAACGGAACTCATCATCTTCATTTCTGATACTCCCCTTTCTGTATCCGGCAAGGTCTTTAATCGGTAAATCACGCTCGTCGGTGTTGGGCCACGGAAGGTATCTGCTGAATCCGAACGACGCTAAAAAAGCCTCTGCCTGTTCAACCATCTGTTTAAACTCCCTGTTACCCGTGCCGAACTCCTTCACCCAGGCATTAAAATTATGCTGAATGGCATCGCGGCATTCCTGCTCATTCCAGCCAGTAACATGACCGGAAAGCACAAGCGCGGCCTCCAGTATGGCGAAACGCTCACCCACGCGGTGGACCTGCTCGCCGTAGCTCTCCGGTATCAGGTTGCGCCACCGTTCACGGCATGCCCTTACCATGTCCTTTGCCTCCTGCTGGTGGTCTGCCAGCCATTTAACCCACTCACGCCCCGCCGCCCCGTGATTTTCTGTCCAGGCATCTTTTAACGCGTCTGCGTGCGCCTTTCCGGTGCTGTATTCGTGAAATTGTGTGGCTTTTTCCATCGGCACGTTAAGCAGGCGGACAAGCTGCCCCGCCTTGACTTTTATCCCCTCCGTTTTGAGGAATGTTTCAACGTCCATTTCTCCGGTACTGATTGCCACCGTTCGCCAGTGTTTTATCTCCCTGTTGCCGCCGTCCTTCGCCCCCTGTAATTTCCCGGAACCGTTAAACAGCGTATAAGCAGACGTTGACACCTCCCGCGCGTTTCCGGCCTGGCCTATTTCATCCAGGGGTAACAGCCCGTCGTTGTGTGCCTCTGCCTCGTTGGCGATACCTAACGCTGTGCCGTACCAGGTCAGCCGCTGCGCGTCCGGCTCTCCCCATAAACTTGATGCGATGTTCTGCGTTGTGGTCTTACCTGCCGATGACTGTTCGAAAAGATGTACCCCGAAGCCGTCAGCACCCACCAGCCCGATTAATGGTGCGGATAGCGATACCGCCACACCCAGCATCATGGACGGATTACCACCAGCCAGTCGCGCCACACTGTCGCGCCAGCCCTCCGCCGTTCCTGCCACGGAATAACCATTAACGGCAGCCGTTTTTCCGGTAAACAGGACTGGCTTTTCGCAATCACCAATGACCGAACCGTCCGGCATGATGTACGCGCCAAAATGCCAGCCCGTTGTTGTGCTTAACTGCCATTCCTCATGGTTTCCGCTTAACTGCATCCAGTCAGCCAGGATAGCCCTGTATTTACCGTTGGTTGTCACGTTCAGTCCGTGGTCTTTCAGCAGCCGCCAGCCGTCACGGTCGCCAATGCCACCGCACGGAACCGCCATCGTGATGACTTCATGGTTTGCTGGCTTTTTCCAGCGCATCACGCGGTAATGCTCTTTGCCGATTGTCCCCGTTCCCAGTAGCTCAAGCGGGGAGCATAACCACGTTTCAGGCCGGATAATTTCGCCTGACTGCTTATCCACTTTTGGCGTTACCCAGAAAACACCATCGGCGCGGCTTTCAACGCGGGGCTTTAATTCATCATCACCCGGGCTTTCTGTGATTTTTTTCTTTAAGGGCAACACCAGACTTTCCCCGCGCTCGTATTCGTCTTTGAGGCGAGGCAACTGGTCGGATAAATCCGCCGGGCTGGTGTCAGTTATCCCCGCGTATTCGTATACGGTCTTCACGCCAGCCACAGCCAGCAACGTGACGATCTGTGTGAGGCTACGTTCAGTGATGTGCCCTGCGCGGTAAATACGCACACACTGACGGCTATCATCAATAATTTGATAACCGGTAATATCTTTCAGGTGTTCATCTGACAGAACGACAGGCGGCACATTGTCGGCGGCAATATGCTTACCTGCCCATTCCTGCCACTCTTTCGCATGGCTCCACGCATCACTACCCGCAAAGATGATAACCTCCGTCATTTTGTCGGCTGGCTGGTGCTTTAAGTTTGGTGCGCGCTTCATTTTGCCTTTCCCCGTTCACGAATAATTTCACGTACTGCCTTAATGCGTTCCATTCCTGTAACGCGCATGATTCTGTCGATGTCGCTTAATTCTGCTGGTGGTGCTTTGCTTACCAGGGTGAACTCCCTGTCAAAGCGCATATGTGACGACACGCAGGGATGCGCATAACCTTCGCGGATATAGGTCACACGAAAATCATCGACGGTTTTAATCGTTATCGTGCTGCCGTATTTATCCCGGAAAATATCACCGGGGCGGATTTCAGGCCGAGCGTGACCGCTGGCAGTAAAGCCAGAATTTTTCTTTTTCATGTTTTTTTACTCCAGAGGCAGCTTTTTAGCGGCGAGCTCAATATCAGATGTCAGAGAAACCTGTGTATTTGCCAGGTCTAACAACAAAGAAATAAGAATTTCTTCTCTGCTATCGGATTTATCGGTGCTAAGGCTGTTCATCCACATATTGACGACTTCCCTGATTTTTTTCGCAGAGTGCAGGGCTTCAAATGCCAGGTCTTCAATATCATGTTTATTTCGCATAATCGCCCCCGCCATTTTCACAATCAGCAATCAGGATGGCTTTAGCCTCATTCAGCGCCATATCAGCGGTAAGCTGTGCGTAAGCCAGCGAATGCGGGATTATCGCCCCTGTATATTCCGTCTCTCTGGTAATGTGTTTTTCTGCGGTTGCTACCGTGCATGAAATATCAATCAGCGCGTGCATCAGCGTTTTGATGGCTTCGGCGGCTGCGTCCGGACGGGTGTTATTGCACATGGCGCACCCCCTGACGAATACGGGCGGCGAATACAGCGACACAACCTGACGGGCAATGGTTACGCGCTTCGCGTTCCGTCCAGGCGGTGACGTGGATGATTTGGGACTCTGACGCGCCAAAGATGATAAAGCGCCAGATAAAGGCAGTTTGGGAATGTACAAGGGTAGGGATAGTAGCCATGTTGGCAGCCTCTTCGTTAGGTTTAATAAACCCACCGCAGGAAACGCCAATTTCGCTGGCGGTGGACTGTACAGGGTTGGCGTAACCGGTTAACGAAGAACCCGGCGCGGATTGCTCCGCCCCCATACAGCCCACCATTGATAAGGTGTGACTATCCGGCACAAAAAAACACGCAGGGCGCGTGTTGTGCGCTTCGTTAAATACCAGGACGCCAATCCCGGCACCAGATTTTGCTGGTGCGGGTAAATCATAGCCCTGGCTGGCAGTGGCGATCAACAGGTTTTTTACATCGGGTTTATTCAGGTTGTGCGAGTCCCGCCCTTGCGGGTGTGTGGTATGATTTAGCATAGCTACCTCGATACGCTTTCTATCGTTGGTGGTTAGAAGCCCTGCGAGTGGTAACGACACTTGCGGGGCTTTGCATTTATGCACCTTGATAACCTCAAGGTGTGGCCCACTATATGCTTTAGGTGTGGTCCACGTCAAGGGTTTTATTTGTGCTTTTTCTGTGTATACTGTCCCCCACCAATCCAACAGAGGAATAGAAATGGCAACGGGTACAACAAACGCAAAATCACAAGCTCTAAAGGCTCGTGTACCACACGAAATAGTAAACGCCATGGAATCAGTGAAAGAATCAGGCGAAAGCACATCACAATTCATCATTGCGTCAATGCAAGGCGAGATCAAACGCCGCCAGCGCAGGAAGGCCAAAGAGCAGGAATAGCCCACCAGCAAGCCAGCACATTCACCATAATGACCCTCGGTTAAACCTAGAGTCATTGGTGCAAACCTGACAGATTGCCCACCAGCCAGCAAATCGCTATGATGTTCGGGCTTATGTTTAGTGTTTTCCCATTGGCGACCGCCCCCGGTCGCCTTTGTTTTATGTGCCATATACTCCCCTTTACGCTGCCTTGCCTGAATTAATGCGATCCCGGCTTTTAACCCATTCCATAACCTCGGACAGCAGCCAACCTACAGAACGACCGCCCAGATTAAGACGTGACGGAAAGCATCCTTTTTTCTCCAGTTCGTAGCGTGTAGTGCGGCACACTCCTGTTAACTTACGGCATTCATCCTCACGGATTACGCGATCTGATAGTGATTGCGATTGTTTGAGTTGGTTCATATAAAAACGCCCTCGTTCGTTATCGTTCGAGAGCATTTTTTATGAGAGAAAATAGGTAAGCAATAAACAAAAAAATAATTATTTTTCTTTATTTATTTTGTATTCGCTAAGTAATTTATAAATTTTAGGTCTAATTTTTTCTAAAAATGGTATAACTGTTTGTTCAAGCCCGAAACCATCACGCTCACCATTGGGATAAATCATGGATGCAAGAACACGCTTTGGGACTCTTCTTTTTGTTCCAAATGTATAAAACTTAGCCAACATCAATAAATCCATAAGCGGTATAATTTTATATTTTATTATTCTCTCTCTCAAATATCCCCATGCCCGTTTGGGTTCAGGCTCTTCTAAATTGAGTTCTTTTCTCCATATCGGTAATAATTTTTTTAAATCAGATAATATCTCATCATCTGTTTTTGTAATATCAAGTGACAAGTGCATTGCATAAGAAAAGCCTTCACTATTAGACTTCATCAATTCAGGCGCAACTGCACTTAAACTCTCATTTGCCAAAGTAAATAGAAGTTCATCATCATACTCAGATAAATAATCGACATCTTCAGAGCTCAACAATAATGTGCGCTCAGTTCCTGCACCCGATGATGGTTTTTTCCAAACATAATTTTCAAGCATTATTCTTCGCAAAGGGACTACGGTTCGAGTTGATGATAACATATGAGGAAAAAAACCTTTATACAGTTCTTTTCTTATGTTTTTTTCATAAAACGAATAGTCCGCACCAATATCATCGCCAATAACTGAAGATGCAAATATCTTTCTAAACCGACCAGAAACAAAAGCAATCTCAGTTTCTATTGATGGAATTTTTGAATTAATAATATCTTTTGTCTCATTCTCATCTTCTGGCAAACTCCTTACATCGATAAAATTCTCATACAAATAAGCCATAAAGTGTTCTTCATCTTCTACAACAAACCCCTTTATAAATCTGTTGTAATCCTCTCTACGCATTAACTGAGTAATCAATTCAAAATCACTCATATCGGTAAAAACTTCATACTTCCCCAAATTAAAGCCCAATGCTTCTGCAAAATTTTTAAAAGAAATCATTTGCTAACCTTCAAAATAACAACATTTTCATTATTACCAACTAACACATCGAGACGTTCAACCCATAGATTCAGAGCGTCCCGCTTCGCCTGTAAATAGCGTGAATGGTTATAGGTTTTTTGCTGACCAGGCATCTGATGCGCTGTGATGTGCTCCACGATATGCGGATCGACACCTAAATCGTTCAGCATCGTTGTAAACGTGTGGCGAAAGTCATGCAGCGTCCAGTGTTCCTGGTTAAGCCGCTTATGCGCATTTCGCCCATATTGCGCTACCGTGGTATCTTTTTTCAGTTCTCCGAGTAACAACCCTGTATGCCGGTTCTGCTCCACCAGCTTCTGAATGAACGGCAAAATGCCATCGGGTATTGGCCTGAATATCGTTACCTTCGTTTTGCTGTGCTCTTTTGGCACTGTCCACAACATTTCTTTCAGATCCCATTCTTTGATCTCTGAAAGTCTGACCTCTGCCGTTCTGCACCCGAACACAATCAGCAAGCGCATTAACGCGCTGTAGTAAGGCGCGAACACATCACCATCAATAGCGCGTAAAATTTCCTTTAATTCGCTGTTGCTGTGCACCCTCTCGCGAATTTCTGCTCTCTTACCCACATCGCTGACGATCAAATCGTCCAGGGCATTACTGAACGCGTAGCGCCTCCTGCGGCAGAACTTTAGCGCCTGTTTGCAGGTTTGCATGACGTGCCCTGCTGCTACTGGTGCTTTTTTTCGTACACGGTCAAAACATGCGATCCACTGCCTTGTATCGCATTTATCAAGAGGAATTGCCCCTATATGGCAAATGATGTGCTTATCCATACGTTGCACCAGCTTTATGTAGTCTTTGCGGTTATCCTTCGCGTATTCCTCCAGCCAGTAGTTAATCGCCTCCTTTACCGTAACGGGTTTTAGTGATTCCTGTACTGTGGCGCACAACTCATAACGGGGGTTTTTACCCTCAGCCAGCCATGCCCGGCACTGTGTGCGTTTTTCCCTTGCGGCTTTCAGCGACAATTCCGGATAAGCCCCCAACTTTAGCCGCTCAGCGGCAACCTCACGGCCTCCCGTTCGATACCGGAAATACCAGGTTAATTTGCCGCCCTTTGAGTGTTTAATCTCCAGCCCGCCCCCGTCGGAGTAAAAACGCTCTTTTTCTGCCTGGACAGCCGCTAATTTTTTTAACGTCGAATCGCTCAGTTTGTTTAGTGCTTTTCCCACTATCAGATCCTCTTTTCAGTCCTCCAGCCTCAAAAAACTGACCACACAACTGACCACACATTTTGTTGAAGCTCTACGAACAACGACGAACAACAACAAACAAGAAAACACAATAATACAATATATATCAAATACATACACAAACAACCACGAACAAACCCGAACTGCAAAAAACACTAAATGAGAAAATACGGGTATTTCT